AGTACGTTTTGAGAAATCTCAGGATATGTGTTCTGGTTCTCAATTAGGTAGTCAGTTAGCTTCTCAGCATAGAACTCTCTCTTGTTCTGAACTGACTGTCTTTTGACGTTATACATCGAACGATCTACTGTCTCACTGTTATCTCCTCCTGTAGGAGTTAGCAAACCATTATTCCTAGGACGCATGTAAATGTTTTCCAGGGTATAGTAGTAGGTAGCGTATAGTAAAAAGTTCTGAATGTAGTCATCTACCAGGCTCTGGTATGCACCAGTCAAGGTATTGCTCTGAACGTCTGAGAGGATCTTATCATACAATAAGGTACCCAGTAACCGCTGCAGATCTATGTCTTGTGATTCTCTGATAGCATTAACGATAAGTTTAGAATCTACGTTATTATTCATATCCGTAAATTCTCTTATCTTAGCTTCAGAGATTAGCTGTACTGTAGTCATTGTATACTAAGTATTATACAGTTGGTACCTTAATAAGAAGTACTGTACCGTAACTGTTGTTTACCTTGACGCTCTGGATTTCGTTAGCTGGGTAGTAACCTGCTGAAGCGCTTGCCGCTACGAAGTTAGTGTACTCTTGTCCTGTAGCTAGTACGAATCTAAGTGCACCGATATTACTACCGGAAACTGTGATATCTGAGTCAATTAAAGCTTTCACGGTAGCGAAAGTACCAGTTGCTGTCTGTGAGCCAGAAATAAGGGTTAGTGATCCTGCGGCCATTATATTTTATTTTAAACGATTTGACGTGGTTGTGTTGATACCTCTTCGATATCGGTTTCTAAATTATCTGCTACTTCTGACTCTTCGTTAGAAGCCGTTACTACGTCTACCTCTTCGGTATTATCGTCGTAAAGTTTTAACTGTATAACACCTAACTGGGCATCATCTCCGTAGTTGATATCAAAGATAACTTTGAATACGTTGAGAATGCTCTGCTGATAAGGCTTAATTACCTGATTTAAAAGTAATAGAAAAGCATCGATGACCTCTGTTCTACCTCCTAACTGTCCTGGCTCTTTAATACCGAACATCATTGGAGATGTAATTCTATGAGCAGTAATTATTTTCTGCATTACCATATCATTTACACTGCTGTAGTACCCATCTGCACCGTTTTGAGGTATAGGGGTAATATCGGGGGCATTTTCTTTGCTATCGGTATCGATATACATAAGGCTACCGGCATTGCTAGAGCCTGCAAACTGCTGACGTAGCATATTCTCGATAGTCCTACGTTCATCTTCTGAAGCATTAGTATAGGTAGTAATCATTAAAGAAGGTGCTAGACCGTTCTTGATATTACACATATGGAAGTTATCTACTTCGGCATCTAGCTCTATTACCTTCAATGCTCCTACGTAGTCCGGTAAGGGGTAATATTTCTGACCAGGACGATAAGGCTGAAAATATATAATCTGATTAGGTTCCTGTAGAGCTTTCTTGTGGTTGAATACCGGCAAGAAGGGTAGATCGTCAACTCTTACTTTGGCTGAACCTCTATAACCCCAATCCTCTGATAGGTAGTAACCCGGTACTCTATGTCTTTCGTTTTTTTCCTTAGCTCTTAGGTAAGAAAAATCTACGTGATATACTTCAGCAATCCTAGTACCTGCATTATTCCAGATAACCTCTAAGGCAAATCCACCGAATACTTTAAAGTCTCTTGCTACTTTTTGGAAGATAGTATTCCAAGTCTCGCCTTCGTCGTTAGCCCTATCCAGGGTAAAAGGTAGATTGGAGGTAAGTCCCTCTCCGTAAATTGCATCTACGATAGCGTTTACGCAAGTATTGTGTATAGATGAGTTATTAACTAACTCGATAAGATGCCAAGGAAATAAATCGTCATCTCCGTACTTAATGTAGTGATGCTGGGTGTTTATTTCGTAAGGCCGTAATCTTTCTGATTTTTCTCTTTGTATAGACCCAAACATAAAGGATTTATGCTCCTTTGTAACCGGTGCTGTATGCTGAGATGTAGTATCAGATGCTTTTCTTGTAGCCATTAGTTTTGGTATGTAGTATAGTAACCGGCTTGTCCTGGTGATAAATAGACGACTAGGCTGCTTTCATTACTGCCACTGATATATGCCCTCTCGGTTGCTATTTGTTCACCTACTACTAACCCCTGCCCTGACTGCCATTGTACGCTAACAGTCTCCCAGGTCTGGTTGACTAAATTCCATACAAGCTGACCTACAGAGGTACCGAAAATGTTAAGAGTATACTGACCGCTTGGGTTAGGAATAACCGAGCCTGAGATATTAGCTACCACCCAGTTAAGTTTTGAATCTATAAATCCGTCAAAACTACCAGTATTTAGGTTAATGTCTTGACTATAATGTACCCGTATACCCACTACCGATGCGCTTACTGGCACCTCTGGATAAAAGGCAACTTTGTTTATAGCCTGACTTTTGTTTAACTGTATCATGGTTTAAATGTATTAAAAAGTAAGAAGGGGGCACGTACCTAAACGCAACCCCCTACCCTACCAATTAATTGGGAAATAATTATACGATCGTAATACCACTAAGCATGGTATTTGCAAAGGTGTCAATTTCTGAAGCTGGTTCTGGTTCTTGGCTTGTAAAAGTCAGAGTATATCCGTTCAAGTCTCCAAAGGCAGTACCAGTAGCACCGGCGCTGCTTAAAAGTTGTGCTCCGGTGTCTTCTCCGATAAGGAAGTATTCACCAACGTTACCTGCTGAGTTGTTCGTTTGAACAACAATCTTAAGGTTAGGGTTTTGAGCAAGAACTTTTACTTTGTTTCTTGTAGCGGACTGTAGTTTGAAGAACACAGCGGTTACAGATTGTTCGTAGAACACAGTGCCATTCTCTGGAGTCGAAGTAAGTGTTTCAGTTAGATTGGAAGTCTGTCTGAATAATTCGAACTTGTAGAAAATGCCACTACCTGTGATGCTGGTAATTAAACCTTCCGTTCCGTTAGTAGCAGTAATAGAACCAGAGAGAATGTAGATATTCTTAATGCCACCTGTGTTGTCTCTACAACCAAGGGTGAATCCTGAAGTAATTTCGCAAGGCATAATCTCTAGGTATTAAAAGTTACTAATTAAGAGCGGTTGTTAGATACCCAGAACTCAGGATATGCTACGTTAACACCAAGCTTCATGACCAATCTATGCTTTAGCTGGTCAGCGTTGATGTCGTACCACATTTGGAACTCTGTTACGTCTGAACGAAGGTCAGTACCTACTACGATGTGCTTGGCTGGTCCGAGAACTACACGGTCACTGCTTTGAAGACCTACAGTACCTACAACACGCATGTTCTGGTAAGGGTACATCATATCCATTACACCACCACGGTTAGTGATAGAAGCTGGATCAAAGTAGAAGTTGTTTAGGGTACGGATAGCTGTAACGTATCTGCGGAAGTTAGTAACCGACATAAAGAAGGTAAGATCGTCACGGTCAGTTACGTCTGAGCTAAGATTGTCGATCATAGTATCCATGATAGTCAATGCATTAGTTGCGCTGAAAGCTGAACCAGTGATTGAAACAGGAACTACAACACCTGTAGTTGCAGAAGAAAGGATCTGATTTAGTCCGTTAGAACAAGCGCCTGAAGCTGTGTTGGCAGTCCAGATGAACTGATCGTTCGACTTCTGGAACTGGTTTGTGATAAGCTCTGCGTAAGTGTTTGCAAGTGTGAAGGTCTCGTTGTAAGAACCAGCTCCCAAGGCAGAAATGCCCAAGTACTTGGTGTCAAGAGTCTTCAAGCAAAGTCCATCATAAGATGTTCTCTGACATACTTCGATGTCACGCTGAGAGAATGATGCGGTGCCTTGTGGTGTTGATACACAAGCTACGCCTGATTGAATTTGGAGGTCTACCTCGAAAAGGTTAATAGGCTCTTTATATTTGATGCCTTCCTTTACGGTGACATACTCCATAGTTGTGCCTGTGTAAACCATCTTCGCGATTAACTCACCTGCGATTTCGTTGTTGAAATCATTTAGTGCTGCTACGTCTAATGCCATTTTGTTAGGTATTAATTTCTGTTAATTTTGACTGATTTTAGGACTCTTTCGAATCTATCCTTCTGCAGAGGTTCTACAGCAGGGCTTGTTGCCTTCTTTACAGACCCAGGCAAGGTCTTTTCTGATGCAGGGGCTGCACTAAAGGTTTCGACTTTGGTCTCTACAGCGGACATTCTATCCATGTATTTACCCATCTCCTCTTGTACTGCTTCTACTACAGCTTTTACGATGTCTTCTACCATTACTGGTACAGCTACCTCTTCTTCGAAAGTGACTGGGGTTTCAATAGGCACGCCAGTGGCAGGATCTACTTTAACCTCTTCAATCATTTCGTCTCTGGATGCTTCTGCTATTTCAAGAACTTCTCCTTCAGTACCAAGTACGACGTTAGTACCATCCTCAAGAGTGTGCGAGCCTTCTGGAGCGGGAATCTCGTTTCCTTCTGCATCGAGAAGATAAATCTTAGTTCCTACTGCGAGGTCACCTTCGTAATAGATTTTGGTAGTACCATCAGCCAAGGTGGCTTCAGCGAAAATTCTCTTAACAGTAGTTTTGTCGGCTAAATTGAAGTAAGACTTCACTAGCGTTTTCAACTCTTCTACATTCATGTGTTAAAAAAATTATATAATTTAAACCACCCTGAATGAGTAGCTCGTATTGATAAATATAACTTTAGTGGTTTTGGCCCTATTACCTATCAGACCACTTGGTATAGCAGATTGCTGCTGCCTGATCATCGGCATATCCCTCATTTTTCATATACGGGATACATCTACCGATAAACTCATCTTTAGACTCTACTAAACCAGGCTCTACAAAATTTTGCTTACTTGTAGCTTGTTTAAACATCTCGTCTAAGAAGAAGCCCTCTACACTGTATCCTTTTATCCTACCCGTCTCAACGTACTCCTTATAGAACTTCTTATTCTCTATCTTAGTTACCGCGTACCAATCTCCCATATTAGGTTTAAATCCGTATAGAGTACTTTTATCACTCTCAGGATTCTCTACCAGCCATGCTTCAGAAATATATACATCGCCTACGGGCTTATCGCTATCATGCTCTAGGTTAAAGGACTTAAGTCTACCCTCCCTCATGAATTTATCTGCAATTCTCTGAATAGTTTTAGGGGTAAAGTACACATAGTACGGATCACCCTGTTCGTCAACTCGTAAGATTAAACGATTTGCTCTCATAAGAGGTCCAATTACCTTCTGCTCCTTAGCCAGTGCCTGCCTGGCAAACTCTAACTTATCCTGGATCCCTGTAGTAGGACTTGCGATAACGGGTTTATTGACTCCAGATGATAATAGATCGCCAATAGCTGCAGGTCGTTTACCCTCCGGTACTCCGTTATTACCAGCTTCTCTAAAGTATAATGCCTCCCAAGCATGTCTGCAATTATAGCTACCCTTGTAGGTAAAGATGTCGTACGTTCCAAATTGCTGGTTTTCAGTGGTTATAGTCATCTGGTTTATATCTTCTTTTCTGAAGATCTTACCTTGATCGGTTAATGACATAAGCCGGGCACAGAAGTTTCTGTTCTTGTTATCTCTAGGACCTGAGTAACGGTACCTAATCTTAGTATCACCTACATCCAGGATTGACTCTTTCTGAGGAGTAGAAACCAGAGCAAATAAATGCTTATGGAACTCCTCTTGAGACATCTCTACGTAATCTAGATAGTCAGATTGATTCTCTCCTACGTTCTCTAATGCATCTATGATAGCATCTTGTATCTCAGAAGATAATGTGTCTATGTAATTAATTTCCTTATCATCTACCGGACCTCCGCCTGCCCAGGCATCACAAGTCCTGGCTGCTGCACACTTAAAGTCAAAAGCAGTACAGTATCCTAACTGACCGGCGTCTATACTATCGTATGCATCTTCTCCCCCTATACCTTTGGCAATACAGTCTAAGGTATGCTGCTTGATATCAAAGAAGGCACAGTTACCGCAGATAGACTTCTTAGCAGCCTCTACGTCACCGCTATTGAACTGCTCAGCTTTTTTTTTCCAATACTCGGTATTAGGTTCAGCCGGGTTAAGGGGTCCGTAGTTAGCTGTATCGATTGCATTCTGACGATTCTCTAGGTTAAGAGCTACGTCCTGGGTTGCAGGAGGACATTCCTGAAACTCTAAAGCTGC